TAATAAAATACAAAAAAGTATGATAGCAGAATTAAATAAAATTGCTATTATACATTTATTTATTTTAGGTTTTGAAGATGAGTTAAATAACTTTACATTAGGTTTAACAAATCCATCAAAACAAGCAGACTTATTAATGATTGATGTTTGGAAAGAAAAAGTTTTACTATATAAAGATTTAGTAACTGAAATACCAAATACATTACAACCAACTTCAGCTACTTGGGCTAAAAAACATATCTTTGGGTTCTCAGATGAGGATATTAAATTAGATATACAACAAGTTAGATTAGAAAGAGCGGTAGCTTCTGAATTAGCAAATACTGCAACTGTGATAACACACACTGGTCTATTTGATAATGTAGATAAATTATACAAAACAATAAGTGGCGAAACCGAAACACAAGTAAGTGGTGACGCAGGAGCTGGAGGTGCTGCACCCCCACCACCACCACCTGGTGGAGGTGCCCCAATGATGGATCAATACGTTAGACCAAAACTAAATATTATATTGGAAGGTGATGAGTTTGATAATGAAGTTATTAATAATTCTTTAGGAGATATTGAGTCAGAATTAGACAAATTGATAAATAGTTAATATTTATAATAAAAAATATAAAATGGAATTTGGATTAATTAAAAGTAAAATAGAAAAAAGACTCTCTAATTCGTATTTAAATGAGGATATTAAAAAAGACTTATTTATATTTAATGAATTGGTTATAAAAAATAAAGATGTTAGTAAACTATATTCATTATATAGTGATTTAGCTGAAAATAGAGGATATGATGATTCTTTCGCTAATGAATTTGTTAACGAATCTATTAAGACAATAAAAAAAATTAACCCAAGTAAAAAGGCGATATCTGAAATTAATATGTGGTTATCAACAACTAAGACTAGTAACCAATATTCTGATATTGATAATTTAGTTTCAGAAAGTAATATAGATATTGAAAAAAAATTAAAAAGTAAAAATAATATTTTAGAGTGTATAAAATCAAAAGATGATGAAAAAAATCTAAAAAATGTATCTATAGAATCCATAGTTGAGATTGCTAATAAGACAGTTTCTAGTCATATAAACGAAATGGACGAAAAAACAAAAAGAGACATAAAAGAAGTTTTATATGAATCAGAAGATAAACTAAAAGTTAAGTTTGATTTAATTAAAGAATCTATTTTTGATAAGTTAATGGTTATAAAAGAATCTGAAGAAGATAAAGAAGTTTTAAACAAAATTGATAAGACAATAGAAAAAGTATCTACTGAAAATTTTGATAAAATAAATTATATTAAATTAAAAGAATTATATAAAAGTTTATAGTTCGTTATTAAACTTACTTCTATACTTAGCCCTATCTATTTCTCGCCTTCGAAGAGTTGATTTTTTAGTGAACTCCCTCCTTTCATTCAAGAGTGAATTTTGTCTAGTTTTTATTACTTTACTTTTTAATTGCTTTAAAGCTCTTTCTATGTTACCTTTCTTTACTTTTACTATTAGCATATTTTTTAAGAAGTTATTAATTATATTGATATATAGTACAAATTTAATTAAAATTATAAAAAATAAACTAAAATTGTATGGAAAAGTTTTATGAAAAAAGGAAAAACAAGCAAAATAAGTGGTTTTAGAAACTATAAAGTAAGTTATGGAACAGTAGATTCAAAAGAATTTAAATCATTGTATATAAATTTACAAACCTGGGTACAACCAAAAAGAGATAGTACTAATTGGAATAGAGTTGTATTAAATATGAATAAATCAATAAAACAATCAATCTATGAAAATATAGATAAAATGAATTTTGAAGATAATTTTATTGTTGATTTAGATTTAAGATCAAGTGGTTTAAAACTAAATAAAAAATCATTTTTAAATTTAGAAATAACTCTATTTGTTAAAAACAAAAATATAGATTTTAAATCTTTAAATTTGAAAAGAATTTTAAAAAAATTAGTTTTAGACATATACTCAGATGTTTTTAAAAAAAATGAATATTTTAGATTCTATTTAACTAAAAATGGAAATTTAAAATCTAATAAAGTAAAAATAGAAAAAGTTTAATATTTATAATTAAAACTAATTATGAATAATTATAAAATTTTAGGACCTAACGAAAGTGGAAAAGGTATTCTAATTGAATATGATGCGGGTTACATAAACCCAAAAGAGGGTAGAAATTATGAGTTAATTAAGGAATCTAATAATTTTTTAGATCATTCAAAACCATTTGAGTTCTATGCTGTTCTACAAAAATATAATACACCAAATAGAAATGGTAGAGTATATCCAGAAAAAATATTAAAAAGAGAAGCTGAGAATTATAAAAAAATGATTCAAAAAGGAACGGCCCTCTCAGAATTAAATCATCCAGAGTCTTCATTAATTGATTTAGATAGAGCGTCACATCTTATAACGGATGTCTGGTGGGATGGTCCTATTTTATTAGGTAAATTAAGATTACTAACTAGCCCTGGATTTCACGATAGTGGTATTGTATCTACAAAAGGTGATATGGCAGCAAATTATTTAAGACAAGGTGTAACTTTGGGTATTTCATCAAGAGGCGTTGGATCATTAAAAAAAGTTGGTGAACAAAATGAAGTTCAAGATGATTTTGAATTGATTTGTTTTGACTTGGTTTCATCACCATCTACACCGGGAGCTTATTTATTTTTAGATAAAAATGATATGTCAAAATTTGAAGAGAATTTAGAAGAAGAAAAAAGAATGCAAGCTGAAAGGTCAACAGGAATGGAATCTTCATCTATTGATAAGACAAAAAGTTTAATGGATAAATTATCAACATTTCTTGATAAATAAGAAATTAAGTTCTATAATTATAAAAAAATTAATTATTTATGGAACAAGGACAAAAATATTTTGTAGCAAAAATTTCACTTGACTTAGTAGATAGCGAAACAGGTAAAACTAGAAAAGCGAAAGAAGAAAAACTAGTATTAGGTTATACACCAACAGATGTTGAAGCTAAGATTACAAAAATCTTTGAAAATTATAGTATGGATTGGAGAATTACAACAATTACTGAGAGTAAAATTGATGAGGTAATCGAATAGAGATTTTTAAGTGGTTAAACAAAAAAAGGGGAACGTTATTAAATGTTCCCCTTTTTTGTTATTTAAATAAAACTTTTTTACAATCCTATATATTTATTATGTAAACAACAATAATAGATGAGTAAAAGAACTATGACAGAAGATGCTTTATTCCAGATTCAGAATTTGGAGGAGTCTCTTAACAAAAACGCACAAGAAATACTTGCTTCTACTATGAAGGAAGAAATTAAATCTTTAGTAAAAGAATCTCTTAATGAAGATGATGAGGTTGATGCAGTTGAAGATGAGGATGTGGTTATGATTGACGAACCAATGGACGATGACGAGCCAATGGATGACGATTTAATGAGTGACGAACCCCCAATGCCGCCAATGGACGACTTTGAGGATGAGGACGAAACTATAGACCTTAGAAAAGCTTCAGATGATGAAGTTGTAAAAGTATTTAAATTAATGGGAGACGAAGATGGTATTGTCGTTACAAAAGACGAAGATTCGATATCAATTGTTGACGGTGAAGATGAATACTTAGTAAAATTAAACGAAGAAATAGAAAATGAAATGAAAGACGAAAAAGTGTTTTATGAGTGGTTAAATGAAGACGAAGCTGGTGACGCTATTGATGAACTTAATCGTGATTTTCCTGATATTGTGACTATTATGAATCTTGAAGATGAAGATGATTACGAACACATTAAAAATCTTGAAAAGGACGCACATGATGACAAAGAAGATGAAGGTGAGATGGAAGAAGCTATTTATGAACTTCATATGGGTGATGACTCTGAGATGGAAGAAGCTGCTTTTGATGAAAACCCAATGGAAGGTGTTGATGAAGAGCTTGCTGAAATTATGAATGAACTCGAAATGGAAGGTATGGGTCATGATGAAAAAACGGAAACTATGAACTATGAAGAGAACGAACCTGTTTATGAAATTATGATGGATGAAGATGGTTTAGAAGAGGGAGACTGTCAAGAAGGTAATTGTTCAGAAGATTTAGATATTTTAGATGAGTATGGTTTGGATGAAGAAGATGATTTTATGAATCCGGAAGATACAATTAAGGAATATTCTATTGATGATGAAATAGAGGATTTTGAAAACCTTGACATTATGGAAGCTAAAAAACGTAAAAAGCGTAAAAAATCATCTGTTAGTCGTAAAGGAAGAACCGGAAATGGACCAAAATTCAGTTACAAAAAAGAAAACGTATTCTTTAAGTCTGGACCTAAACAAAAAGAAGGTAAAAAGACTATGGGAACTGGAAAACCAAAATATTCTTGGAAAGAAGAGGTTAACATGAAAGGTTTTACTGAAAAAGCTAAAGAGATGAAAGAAGCTTCTAGAACTTATGGTGCTGGATCTAAAAAAGGCAGAGGTCTAAGAAAAGGTATTACACCTAATAGAAACCTAACTTTTGAATCTGTTAATAGTGAAGTTAAAGTTCTAAGAGAAAAGAATGAAGAGTACAGAAGTGCACTTAATATGTTTAGAACAAAACTTAACGAAGTTGCAATCTTTAACTCTAATCTTGCATACGCTACTAGATTGTTTACAGAACACTCAACAACAAAACAAGAAAAAATAAACATTCTTAGAAGATTTGACAATGTTGAAACATTAAAAGAATCTAAGAATTTATATAAATCCATAAAGAATGAACTTTCAAATGGAAATAGTGGAGAATCAACACAAATCAATGAATCAATTGAAAGAGTTGTTAGTAAAAGCCCATCAAATGGGTCTGCAACTAGTTTAATTGAGTCAAAAACGTATGAAAATCCACAATTTTTACGAATGAAAGACTTAATGGGTAAAATGTAATAAACTTTTTAAAAGTAAAGAGTATTTATAAAATACACAAATAAACTAATTAAAGCTAAAAAATAAAAAAAATGGGAGCATTATTAGAATCAGGTCTTGTTGGTAACATTGGGTTGAAACACCTTAAAGTTATCAAAGAAGACACAATTAACAAATGGGACAAATTAGGGTTCCTTGATGGTCTTAGAGGTCATCTAAAAGAAAACGTTGCTCAGTTGTATGAGAATCAAGCTTCTCATCTTATCAACGAGGCAACATCAGAAGGATCAAACGGTGCATTTGAAACCGTTGTATTCCCGATTGTGAGAAGAGTATTCTCAAAGTTGTTGGCAAACGACATCGTATCAGTACAAGCTATGAACCTACCTATTGGTAAGTTGTTCTACTTTGTACCTAAAAT